GACTTACGGGCGCTGGCCCTTTTTCGTTTCTGGTGCTGTTGCAAAACATTTTCAAAACTGTTGCAAAACTCAGCCCGTGATATTGCTCAAATCCAGGTCGGCCACGGCCTCGGTCCAGACCACCTCTTCGTGATCCGCCTCGTAGTTTTTGGTCATCTTACGGGTGCTGTGCCCGGCCAGCTTTTGCCCATCCTTCCCGGCCTTCTTGTACAGGTGCAGGCTCAGGGCGCGCAGCTCGTGGAAGCCCGGCTGCTGGGCCGGTGACCAGTCCGGGTAGGGATTGGCAGCGTCCCTGGCCGCCTTGAAAGCTCGGGTCAGATAGCGGTTATCGACCTGGGTCCAATGGCGGCCGCTCGCTACCCGGCGCTCCGGCTTCCGGTGGATCAGGAACGGGGAGGGCACCTCGTCGCGGCAGCGGGCCACCAGGGATTTGAGTTGCGGGGTCATCGGTAGCCGGATCCAGCCGGCATCACTGGCCCGCCGCGTCTTGTGCTGGGCCACATGCAGCGCACCGTCGCGGATGTCATCGAACCGCATCGCCAGGATGTCCTCGCGGCGCTGAGCGGTGAGCAGGGCCAGGTCGATTGCATTCTGCAGCCAGGGCTCGGCTTCAGCATAGATTTTCCGGACACCCTTAACGGTGTGGCGTTTGCGCGTCTTGTTATCGATTCGGGGGATCGTCGCCTCGGGCGGATTGTCCGCGACCAGGCCCTTGGCGGCGGCGTAGTTGAACACATCCACCAGATATGCCCGGGCCTGATTCGACGCCCGCGGCGTCAGGCCATCGAGGAACGTAGAGACCATACCGATGGTGATCTGCCCGATGTCCTGAGCGCCCAGCGCTGCCCTGATCTGGCGCAGCCGGACGGCGTACAGATCCAGTGTGGCCTGGGCAAGCTGTCGCGGAGGAAGAACCTCAGCCTCGTAGTAGTCCAGAAACCCGTTGAGACTCACCGAATCGCCCATTACGTCCGCCACCAGGTCGGCGCCAGTCATCAGCCGACCGTTGAGCTGGTTCGCCGCCGCGACGGCCTTGGCTCTGTCGTTACCCATGCCGTGCCATGTCCCGGTGTCGGGCCGGCGGTATCGGTAATACCCCTTGCCCACCGTGTAGAGGTTCGCCGGCAGTCCTGCGTTGCGCTTCTTGCGGGGTCTTGGTGCCATCAGCCAGCCCTCAGCACAGAATCGACCAGGTAGTTGCCGGTCTGGCGCTGGTAATCGGTCCAGTTCACAAACCAGAGCTTCCCCACCTGCTGCCCGGGCAGGTCGCCGCGCTTGAGCTGGTTGCGGATCGCCTGGGCGGTCAGCGGGGTTCCGTTCTCGCCCCAGACCCGCCGCTGGAACTCGCCAATGTTGATCAGTTCTCGCTGGAGCATTTCAGCCTCCTTCCTCCTGGGTGAGCACCGCCCGTGCACGGTCCAGCACGCCGGCCGGGGCCAGGGACTGCCAGCCCAGCACGTCTTCCAGCGCCTCTCTGAGCGCCACGGCCCGCCGCCGCGCCTCGTAGTAGTCCGTCTGCACTGCGCGCACCAGCTTTTCGGCATCCACCGCCAGGTCGCGGGACAGGGCTGCCTCGCGCTCCAGTTCGGCGACACGGTCAACGTCCGAAGAATTCCGGGACGAGCAGGCCTCTACCTGTGCCTCCAGGTATTCGACCCGATCTGCGGCCAGACGCCGGAAGGTTTCATGCCGGTGGCGCGTGGCGGGGTCGTCGTCCCAGAAAAGTTCCGGGGGCAGCCTCAATACGCTAATAACGAGATTGGACATCATTCCTCCCTGCCGCGCTGGGCGGCCTGTTTGCGGCGCCGCGCCCGGACAATCTCCCGGCCGGCCTGGGCCAGTCCGCTGGTCATGTCCTCCGGCAGCAGCGCCTCATTGCAGTGCGGGCAGAGCGGCGCCCTGGTGCGCGAGCGCCACACTTTGTCCAGGGCTTTCGCCGCCAGGCTCCGGACTGCGTGCTGTTCCGCGTTCGCGATCTCTTGCTTCCGCCGATCCAGCTTCTTCGTGGCGCCGTCGTACACCTCCACCAGATTGGCGAACGCATCGAACGGCTCCACCTCTGACTCGCAGTCGTCACACCAGACCCGCCGCTCCCGGGTGTCGTAGACCAGATTCCGGTGACGGCAGGTGGAATGCGGGCGGCGCGTGAGACCTCGGGCCACCCGCAAGTCGCCGATGTCCACCACCGTCACGCCGTGGCGGTATTCCTGGGGATCGATCGGGGCGTCACTCATGGCCACCTCCATTGCCGCGCTGGGCGGCCTGGCGCAGTGAGTGGTCGATAGCCTCGCCCAGCGTGGCGAACTCGCGGGGTTTGAGCAGGCGCCCCAGCCATCCGCGCACCACCAGCACGCGGTCGCCGGGAGCATCCGGATGGAAAAGCCACATCGCCTTACGCATCGCCACCCCCACGCCCCTGGTGGGGCTCCGCCATGATCTTGAGCAGCCGGATGACCTCTTTACCTGTGAGGCGGCGCGGCCATTCAGGCCATCCAATGAACCTGTCATCGTCGGGACCGGGGTGCTCTGGTATCTCGCCGAACTCAAAAAGGACCGCCCGCTTGGCGGCCTGGTAAAGCGTTTCAGGATCGTCACACTCCCCAAAGCAGTCGGGGCCTCCCCCAACCAGTAGGCAGCGCCGTATGTCTGCCACCGCGTTGCAGTGATTCCTAAAAACCTTGGCGGTGACCTCGGATTTGGGGAAACCTTTGAACTCATAGGCGAGGCTTCCGATGGGCTCCTCGTCGTGGAACGGTTTGCCGAACCGGTCGCCGGCGATCTCGTAGACCCGTTTGCTCAGCTTCTTGTGAATGCGCGGCTTCATTGCTCCCCTCCCTCTGCCATGGCGGCAGCGTCGATAGCGGCCCGAAATGTGGGCTGGTTTCGGACCACGAAGGTAAGGCCGTTGGAGCAATCCATTACTGACCAGCCACGGTCGTTGCTGCCCGCAATTCTCAGGTGCGGTCGAGCTACAATGAAATCGAGGCGCTGGCCGTCGTTCAGCTCCAGCAGCTCGCGGTCTGTGCGCTCAGCGGTCATAGGTGCCTCCTGGGTTGTCGCACGGCACGAAACCGGCGTAGTTATTCGGTGTCGGGTCTCTCCGCATTGCGGCCTCTGCAAGCTGCATCGCCGCTTGATTCGATTCAGAGGCGGCCAACAGGCCCGCCACCAGAGTTTTGACCGGATCGGCGCCGTGTCGAATACTGGTCACCACGTGGCAGCAAATCGGACAGTCCTTGGCGCGCTCCAGAAGTCTCGGATCAATAGTGCGCTCAGTCATTGGGGTGCTCCTCCATAATGCATGGGGCGTAATCAAGTGCCCTGCCGCCCAAATGGCCGGGCTTGAGATTCCAGGCGCATCGAGCTTTCTCAACCAGCCACCCAGACTCGATTCGCAATCCGTTGTGCTGCAAGCGATCACCTTCCCACAGTTTCCGCCATTGGCAGTTTTTGGCGCAGACGGGCGGCTCTTCGGTGTTTAGTCGATCTACTGCCACCGGTCGCTTTCCGGGGATCGGACCAACATGTCGCCATGCGCCTATCTCATGGTCGCACTCATGGACGCCATGCCCCAGAATCGGGTCTGAATCCGGATGCCGGAATTCCATCGTCAGAGGGCTGCCCATCAGGACGCTGTATTGGATCGCGTCAGCTTCCCGCTTGATTTCGTGGCCGTCACAGAAGAAGCGTTTCATTGCCCCTCCTTCCCGGCGCGGAGGCGGGCGGCCTCTTGTTTGGCAAAATAAGCAGCTTCCTCCCACGTTTGCTGAGATTCTCGGTCGCTGTTTCGGCCGTCGCGCTCGGCCATCACGATCAAGTTGTCCGCGTGGCGTTCCAGCGCCAGCGCCGCCACCTCCCGCTCGTCCGGGGCGGGGGCGGATTTATCCCGTGCCTGCCATCCATTCCAGAACAGAACCCAATCTCGGCTTCCGATCGGATCGCGCGCATAATCGAAGGCGCCGTTGATGTACGCCTGCTCGGCTTCCCGCCGACCCGGCTCAGGCAACCCATCAGGATCGCTTACAGGTCGCTCGTGGGCCATTGTCCGACGGTCGCACAGGTCGCCCTGCCCAGTCGCAGCGGCATCGCAATAGCCTTTTTCGTCACAGCCGAGGCCAGCGGTGCAGCGGGTAACTAGCTCCCCGGCGGGCGCGGTGGGGGCGGCGGCGAGCATGGCGCGGTATGCCGTGGCGAAGCCTTGAACACTGCCGGAATCACCCTGTGGTGCCGTAAACCATGCGTCTAGCATTTCTTCATTCGGGTCCACCGGCACGAGGGCATAACCCTCCGGCACCGCCACCCGGGGCGCGGTTTTAGGGGCCTTTGCATCAAAATTAACAAGCATTTGTTGGGCTATAGTTTTCAGCTCCATTGCTGCGCCTTTCGGAGCCTGAAACGCATCCACATTAGCCCAATGCTCAACCAGCGCTCGTGGGACGGGAATATGCTCCTCTGCCACCTGGGGCGCGGGGTGGGTGTTCAGCTCAAACACACCGAAACCCTCTTCCGCCAGAGTGCGCAGAAGGTAATGTCCCAGCTCCTCGTAGTCGTCGCCACCGCAGCCCGCCGCAAACGCGGCGCCAGCCCCGCCGAGTCGGTCGGCTGTCTCCTTGTCGGGCTGGTGATCGCAGGTGTAGGCGCGCCTTTGGGGTTCGGGGCGAGTCAGCCCATCGACCTGCTGTTGGTAGAAATCGTGTGCGGAATCCAGTTCGGACCGGATGTAGTCGTGCCACCAGCAGGTCGGGCTATCGTCGGTACCGCCCAGCACGCCGGCGTCGTAGCGATCCAGCTCCACCGCCTCCCCCTCGGCATGGGAGAGGGCATCCAACTGGCTGGCAACGGCGAGCATTTCATCGTGGGCAGATTTCGCCTCTTCCTCGCCGTCCCAATTGCCGCTCAGTGTGTGCCCCTGCTGGATTCCGAGCGCCTCTTCGCGAAGCATTTTTATCGCGCGCTTAAGCACTTCTCTCTGCTGCTCAGTCATTGCCGTCTCCTAAAACTCGAATTCCCACCGGTAACCGGCGCTGATGACGTTGAACCCATGGTCCTGGCCCGTCTCCACACTGCTGACGTGCTGGCCCTGGATGAACCAGTTGCGGTAGCTGATACCGGCCTCCACCGAACCCACCAGGGGCGGCAGGTCCATGGTGTATTCCCCGGAGTAGCGTTCGCTCTCGTAAGTCCAGCGTTCGGTCATCCCGATCTGGTAGCCCATGCCGCCCTGAACGTAGAGCGTCGGGTCGGCCAGGGCGGCGCAGGGGAGCAGTAGCAGTGCGTAGCGGATCATGGGCGGCTCCTCAGAACGGAATGTCGTCGTCGAAATCGTCGGCGGGCGGGGCGTTTTGCGGTTGCTGTGCGTGGCCCTGCTGCTGGTTGTCTCGTGGCTCAAAAAGCGCCAGCCATACGCCGCCGTCATCGCCGCGCGGGCATCCGGCAGGATTAAAAGAGGCGTCCAGCTTGAGGCGGAAACCGTGCTGGGTGCTGATGACCGCGCCCACCTTCCGGCTGATGTATTTGGTCTGTCCGTCTTTCTCGTAGGTGCCGGTGGTGGCGACCACGTCGTATTTCAGGCTCATATCTCTCTCCGTTGTCAGTTCCCCCGAAGGGGATGCGGTGGGCGCTCAATTGTCGAACCAGAAAACGATCCTGACATCGGACTGATCCTCACGCTCACAGCGCTGGACCAGTTGCGGAAGGGTCTTTTCCATGAAGCACTTCAGTGCGTCTTCGGCCTTCAGGGTCCAATGAACCACTGTTCTGTACCCCTCAACCAGATGTTTCATGGCAGGGTTTGCATCCCACCCCTGCTCGACAATGCTGTCCATTTCTGAATTTGTAGCGCAGGTGATTGAGGGTCCGCCGACAGAACCACACCAGGATGAAGGCGCACCGTGTTCCTTGAACCGGCGATATTCGTCGAGGCCAACGACCCCCTCGCATTCAAATCCGCCGGTGATCCCTTCCGTTATCTCCTGCACGGTGAGCCAGGAATGAGAATGCCCGTCGATGCCCCACTCGTCGCTATCGGCCTTAACTTCGTCGGTAACGTCATCCGGCAGACCCTTGGGTTCGCTGATAGGCTTGATCCCTTTCCCGTCGGATCGCACGCCCGCCAATATCGAAAACAGAAAGTAGCTTCTGGCGTCGATAGGGCTGTCGGCATTCTTGTACTCGTCAGTCGAAAAGAACTGGTTGTTCGGATCGTAGTAGTCCGACACAAAGCCGCCGATCTTTTTCCATTTCCCGTCGCCGCCCTGCTTCTCGACGTGGCAGTGAATGTCGCATCCCATATCGTTTCTCCTATCGTTAATGGTCAGCGGGTAAGGCCCGCCACTCCCCGGTGAGCGCCGGATTAAGCTGCTTCCTCCATGGCATGGATGTACTCGGCGGCGTCGGCGGACAGGTGCTTCAGCACGAACTCCCGTTCCCCCGCGTCCAGCTCGCCCAGCACTTCCTCCACGGCGCCCCGGTCATCGCTGGCCACGGCGTCGTGAATCGCGTCCTTGATGTCGTTGAACTGGGCGATGCCCTGGTTTTCCAGCTCTGCCGCCTGCTTCTTGCCCTCGACCTTGTGGCCCTTTTCGAAGCTGTTGTAGAGCGCAATCCAGACGTGGTCGGGCAGGGAAAGCCGCATCATGTAGAACTTCAGGGCGTCGCCCTTGCGCAGCAGCTCCATGAATTCGGTGTGCTGCTCGATGCTGTAGGCGGTGCCTTCGGACTGGTGCAGGGCCTCGACGGCCAGATCCACGCGGCGACGGTTCGGCGTCTGCGGCCAGGACTTGTAGGCGCGCTTGAGGATGGTCTTCTTGGCCATTTCCTCGTACCACTGTTTCCACGGGCCGCCGCCTTTCTGATACGCCTTGCTGGTGTCCCGAATCTTGTTGATTTCGTCCACCGGCATGACCTCGGTGAGGATTTCACCGTCGGGCAACTTGGCGATGCAGTACCCGCCTTTGATGGCGCCCCGGTCGCTGAACGGGTCGGCTTCGTGATCCGGTGCCAGGGCAGGGCCGCGCCATGAAAACTTGTCGTGCTCGTAGACCAGCTCCACCTTCGCCCACTTGATCGCGCCGGCATCGGTGGCGATCTTGGAGAGACCGCGATAGCTGATGTCCAGGCAGATCGCGCCGTCACGCGGCACCAGGTAGGCGTGGGCGCTGGCCGGGTTCAGGCTGATACCGATGGCCGCCACGTTCAGCACTGCGGCTTGCAAGCTGTTCGGGTTATTCGCCGCCGTCTTCAGCGTGAACTCGTTTTTGAGCAACTGCTGACGGGCGAACAAGCATTCCTGAGCGAAATCCACCAGGGAGCCGTTCGCGGCGTCCAGCTCCATGAACTTCGCTTCCTGCTTCTTGATGATGTCGATGGCTTGTACTGCCATCTGCTTCCCTTGATTGCTCATGTCGTGCTCCTATCGAATAAAAGGCGGGGCGGACCCCGCAAAACAACCGAATCAGCGCTCGGTTTGTGCAATTCGTTTCGGGCAGTCGTAGCCCTCTGCTGTCTCTGCCGGCCAGTGGCCCTGAGCCACCATCAGACAGGTGGTGCGTTCCTCGGCCAGCGCGTCTTGGTAGTCCTGCTCGCCAATCACCGTCATCAGGGCGACAAACGCGATGATCGTGGTGGCGCCCATCAGGATTTCGCCGAAGCTGTAATTGCTCATGCCGGCACCCCGCTTTTCAGGTGGTCCATTAGTGAATCGAAGGTGAAGTCGCTGGGCTGGTGGTCGGTGCGGCCGTCGATGCGGCGCCAGTGCTCTGCACAGGCAGAGCCCAGGGGTCCGTCCTCCATTTGTGCCTCCAGCTGGCCCGCAAAATCCGGGCATGGACCGATTAGCCGCCCTATCCGCCCGTGTCCATGCGCAGCACATTCGGCGACCTGCACACGATCCCCAGCCCGCAGCGGGCGCCCGTTTACGTCGTGCCCGAGGATGGTCATTTGCCCCACTCCTTCTGGCTGCACTTCGCCAGGGCCAAGTCGATTAGTTTTTCCGCCTCGACGATTTCTCGGTAAGCGGGCGTGAACATGCTCCCGGTACGAAGGTCTGAAAACTGCGCCTTGGCAGCCCGAAGCTCGCGGCGCTTCATCTGCCGCCACTTGCTCAGGGTTGGGGCCAGGCGCTTGAGATGGCTGGGGTATTTCTCGCTCATGACGCCGCCTCCGCAGTGATGTGGCTGGATTCCAGGCGCTCAATACCGGCGGAGATAGCCAGCAGGCGCTCGCGGGTCTGGTCGGTGTTCTCGCCCAGCACGAACGTGATGCCGCACTCATTCAGGCAGTACATCGCTTCGTCGCCCTGCTCGAATCGGATCAGGTCCATGCCTTCGTCGATCTGGATTATTTTTCTGTTCACGGCTCGTTCCTCCGCTCAAAAATGTTCTCCACCCAGCCCCAGGTCGGCGCGGCCTTCATCACCGCGCCGTGGAAGGCATCCATTGCCTGGCGCACATGCGGCGCCCAGGTCCGACGAGCGTCGTCACCGGCAAACACCGCGAGGCGCACAATCTCCACCGGATCAATCTCGCCGTCGTCCAGCGCGTCCTGCAGTTGGTCCCGGCTCATGCCAAACGTCTGGCGGCGGAACTCGCTCAGGCACAGCGGCCGGAACTCGGCGGCGCCGAACACGAGGAACAGGGCCAGCGCGTCGAATTCGGATTCCAGGTGCTCCTGCGCGCTGAACGCGGTTTCGAGTTCGTCTGATTTCAGCGCCTCCACCAGATACGCCTCGCACCACGCCTCGTAGGCGGCCAGCTTCGGATGCAGCGCATCCTGGTAGTCCCAATCGCTCGCGGCTTGATGTGCGTTCATGGTTCGCTCCCGTAAAAGCCGGATTACTGTTCGGATTCGGTTTCGGAGATACCTTCCAAGAAGGTGTTGGCAGCCCTAAGCAGGTTGTCGGGCAGCTTTTTGGCCTCTTCTGTCTGAGCAACATGCACAGCGGCAGCGCCACCAAGAATCCAGGCCACGTCGTCCTTGTCGGGGTAGAGGGCAGGTACGGAGCCAAGAAACGCCAGGGCGATAACGACGGACTTGAAGTGCCGACGCATCGCGATGAAGCCTTTGCTTTCTGGGCTCAACTCGTCGCCACTCCAGTGAGTGTCAGAGCCGAAGCTGCTAAAGAGTCCCATCACGGATAGCGGCACGAAGTAGCCAATAGCCAAGATGAAAGCTGCGGCCGCAAATGCCGATGCGAAGTTGCCGGCGACGATGTAGAGGTAAATCAAAAGTGCTGTGTTCATATCTCGTTCCCCTGTGGGTTGTCCGTGTTGATGGGTTTACACTACCGCCGGTTATATTATCGGGTCAATACCGGCGGTTATATATTTCTCCATTATTTGTGACCGGGCAGTCACGAAGAGGTCAGATCAAGGAATTACAGGCACAAAAAAGCCCGCGCTGGGCGGGCTATTTTGCGCCAAAGAGGCTAGTCACCGTAGCGGATGGCGACTCCTGGCTACGGCGGCCACCGCGAGGGTGGACTTAAAGCCCGATGCATAAGCAGAGCGGGGACGTTGCGCAGTATTGCGCCTGTCGATCAGTTTTTCAAGTGCCCAAGTCCCAAACCTTCGAGGACACACCCCGTGACGATCTTGAACTGATCTTCAGTCAGGTAGTGCTCCACATACTGCCGCCGGCCAGACTCGTCTTTGTAGAAAGGCATGTTCATGCGATCCAGGGACATGGTGTAAATCATGTCTGCCTTCACCCACATGTGCCGGGAGTCGTACGGTGCCGGGAGCAGAGGGTCAAACTCTATGTAGCAGTGAAATTTGCTGATTGGGTCGGGGTCCGTGGTGCTCAGAGGCGCTACACAACAAAGGCGGCGCCGGCTCCGGAGCTTTGGCGATACCACCACTACGGGGCGGCGCTTGGTCATTTCGGGGACTCTTAGGCCCTCAAAGTCACAAATGAGCACGCACCCTTGGCGCGGATGGAACGGAACAGGCAAAGCATCCCCTCCTGGGTTGTTGTTATAGTCCACCGCCGCGCCAGGCCACACGCCCTATTATCGGGATCTCGTGCAGCACTTCGGCGGTGGCGTCTTCGTCCGGATACCGGCGTTTGTCTGGGTTGTCGCTGGCTACCATCCATGTGCCGGTGACGGATTTCTGGATTAGGCGCTTCACACTGACCCCGCCGTCCGGCCGCAGGATCGCGTAAATCTTGCCGCTCCGCGGCTCCCGGTCAACGCAGTCCACCAGCATCACCTCGCCGTCCATGATGGTGTCGGCCATGCTGTCGCCCTCGGCATAGATCACCTGCAGGTTCTCTGGTTTCAGACCAAGCTTACGCAGCCATTCACGCTTGAAAGCCAGTCCGCCCTTGAGCTGAACATGGTCATTCAGGCATCCGTCGCCGGCTGCAGCTCGGGCGTCGTACTGAGGGATCAGGGCGTATTCGTCCTCAGAAGGGGCGCCGTACTCGGCGGGCTCTTCGGCCACATGAAACGACCCTCCAGCGCCAGAAAGCTGCCTTTGTTCGTCGGCAAGGCGATCACTGAAATCGGCGATATGGGCGCCCAGGTATGAAGCAAAGGCTTGGGCGACCCGCAGATTAAGCCTGTTGCGGCCGTTCAGGTAATGGCCGACCGCAGGCTGGCTCATGCCGTGATTGGCCGCCATTTCCTCCTGCGTGATCTTCCTGCGCCCCTTCTCCAAATCCCAGAGTGCCTTTAGGGCGGCGCATTCTGCGCGCTCCTCCGGCGTAAGCGGCTTTTTCCTGTCTTTTTTCATGGCGGCAACTATATGCCCGGCGGTTATAGGGACAAACAACCGCCGGTATTGACCATAGAAGAACCGGCGGTTATATTCTCCCTCAAAGGAGGAAATCCCATGCATCAGCAAACCCTTGGCGACTTTGTTCAGGAGAAGGGGCAGGCCATGGCCGCGTCGCTTCTCCGCATGACTCAGCCCGGACTCAGCAAGGCGCTCAGGTCGGGCCGTCAGATCTATGTCACGCACCTGCCGGACGGCTCGTTTGAAGCATCCGAGGTGCGGCCGTTCCCGTCGCAACGCAGAGACGAAAGCGCCGCATAACCGGGGCGCTTTTTATTTGGCCCGAAGTTCTAGGGGAAATCGCAGGAAAGTGGAGTAAGCAAAAAGTGGCCGAACAGCAACTGACACTGAATTTTGAGCGCGGACTGGCGGAGTGTTACGGCACCTGCCGCGAGTACGTTGGCGCTCGCATCCACCAGCAGGGCCGGCCCCAGAAGGCCATCGCCGCTGACATGGATTACTCCCCCTCGGACCTGAGCCGGAAGCTCGCACAGAACCCCGACGATTCCCGCCGCTTCACCCTGGACGATCTGGAGAAATACATGGAGGTCACCGGCGACACGAAGCCGGTGCTGTATCTGGTGGAGAAGTATCTGGCGGCGGAGAACCCCGCCGATCTGGAACGCCGGATTGCCGAATTGCAGGCGAAATTGAAGGCCAGTCAGGCCGCATAGAAACGAGAA